TCCTTTGTCTCTCATTTTTGTAGCTACATATTTTCCCCATATACAATAGCCTTTATACACCAATGGGTCTACACGTTTTCCATAAATCTGATCATATTTGTAGATATATTTTTTCATATCACCCATTTCATAAAGTGCTGTGCATATGTATGTAGATGAATCAGAAGAAGCACCAGCATCATCACTAAATGTGTTTGATAAATCTTTTCCTGCAGTTGTGTCTGTTACAGAAGTTTGTGCTCCAGTCTGAGAGCTTTGACTTGTATCTACGCCTTCTGACCTACCAAAGCCAAAACCTATGCCTTTACTACCAGTGTATCCTGAGCCAGTTGCCCCACCTAGGTCACCAGTTGCCCCAACGCCACTTCCTATCCCACTTGAAATATTATCTACTTGTTGCTGAGTATATATGCTAGGTGTCGTTGTTCTAGCCTCATATCCTCCAAACACACCACCACCTGGATCAATCTTTCCTAGATTGCTAACGCCAACTGTTCCCTTTGTATAGCCACTCATTGGGTTTAACCCCACATTATATGATGTTAGCTTGCCTTGGTTCATGCCAAAGTTTTGTGCCTCTCTTGGAGATACTACGCCATCTTTGTTAACATCTGCCATACTTCTTGCAGTATCTAATGATGGGTCTGTAACCATGCCAGTTACTGTATCTACAAAACCTCTGTTCTGACCAAGTGCAGACTGAGCTGCTTTTTCTGCATTATAGCTTGTAATACCCTGAGCTACAGTTCCTAATGCACTTATTGCAGGATTGCCAGTTAATCCCAAGCCATATCCTAATGCTGAACCTTTGCTTACGCCAATCCCTCCCAAGCTCAATCCACTAGGATTAGTCATCTCAAAGCCTCGTGACAAGTCTCCATATTGACCTTGAGTTAATGAACCCAGTGCACCTAAGTTTTGATTGGCTCTTGCCATTTATCTAACCTATGTTCCCATATTGAATTTTTGCATTTCCATACTCTGAGTTCTATCTGCACCTCTGCTATCTGGTCTTTGTGGTGGTGCTTGAGGTGGCATTTGAGGTAATGCACCTAACTGTTGTGGCATAGGCTGAGGTCTTGGCATAGGAGCTTGCATTTGTTGCCCACCAAATTCTTCTGGTCTTACTGTACCCATACCTCTTTCTCTAACTACTGCTTCCAAAGCATCTTGCTCATTTAATCCCATGTCCATAAGTAAACGAACTTTGTTTATGGCATCCATGTCCATTGTCATGCTTTCAAGACCCATGTCCATATTTGATGGTATGTTCGATGAGGTCATTTCTTGCATTCTATTCATGCCTGGCATTACAACTGGGTTACCAGTTTCTGAATCAACATACTCACCCGATGGGGTTATTACTATTGGCATTTTTCATTATCTCCTTTTGTATTTCAACTTGGTTTTTTTCACGCTCCATCTGCAATTCAAGTTCCAGCTTGGCTACTTTGGCTTGTAAGTCTGCTTGTAGCTTGGCTTGCTCTATCTGCAAATCTTGTTTCGCTTCTGCTTCATTGATAGCTAATTTCTGTTGTGCTTTAGCTTGGTCACCTTGTATCTGCACTTCAGTTCTTGCTTTTAAGGCTTCAGCTTCTAATTTTGCTAGTTCTTGTGCGTATTGTAGTGGGTTTTGTTGCTGTTGCTGTTGTTGTTGCATCATTTTAGCTAGTGGTGCAATCGCTTGCATTTGAGGTGCTTTAGCCACAACTTCTGCTGCTCTTTCGCTTATAAGCCTATCCATCTCTGGATTAATGTCCTCAAACTTAAACTTAGGGTCACGAAGCTCTGGCAAGGTTGGTAATGATACGCCAATACTTGCTTGCATTCTTTGTCTATATAACAACGCTATATGTTCTGCTATATGAGCTATCATAATTGGTTGCATAGCCGCAGCACCTGGATTCCCAGCTAACATTGGGTCTTGTAAAAACTGAAGATGAACTGCTATATGTGCATCGTGATCTTGATCTGGAAAGGCTCTTATAGCTTTACCATACATTAATGCAGTGTTTTCTGTAACAGGATCAATTCTTGCTGCATCGTCTGGCTTCTTCAGTATTTCGTCTATGTTGTTTATACGAATAGCTTCAAGCATTCTTTTGTTAGCTTCATACTGATCATATAATTGTGGGCTAGTAGTCGCCATTTGAAGAACTGCTTGAGCTTGGGCAATTCTCTGTGCAGTACTAAATATGTTAGGGTCACTAACTGGTATTACATCTATTCTTTCGTCAAAGTCTTTTGCAAATATAGTTTCGCTTATACCACCCATAGCAAAGGTAAAACTCTCTGGCAGATATTCTGCGTTAAGCTTCGCCAACATCTTGAACTCTTGACCTTGTGAATAATGTAGTCTTTTGTGTATGGCACTAAAAGCTTTACTACCTTGCTCAATCAGTGCGACTGTTGAACCAACGGGAGCGTTTGGATTAACATCGCCTACATTTAGGTCTGCAGTACTAGCAAACCTTCTTCCTGCATCAGCGATAGCGTTCATAAGATTGAACAAGGTGCTTGAAGGCTCTTTAAATGGTAGAGGCATAATAGCTTTGTTTACATCATCTACAGTGGCATCTAAATCTGCAAACTCACCAGGGTTTATCTGCATCTCTCCACCAGTCACTCTGCCTTTGAGCTTAAATCCACCTTGCATGTTAGCGAAAGCTGCTGAATCTAATAATGCTCTTAGTGATCCAGTAGCCGCTTTACCTAGCCCACCTATCATGTGATACAAGCCAAAACCATAGAAACCAGTTCCAGGTAAGAACTTGTAACTTACAAACCAATCTCTTCTTTTTTGCTTAGGGTCTTCTTCTCTCCAATTTCGCCTTACGCTAACTATCTTTTCTGCATCATAATCAATTGTAATTACATAAGGGAGGGCGACCATGTTATCATCATCTTCTTCCTCTACAGTATCTATGCCATCGAATGATTGATACGCATGTACTTCTAGAAGCGTCATTACTTCGTCTTCGCTATCTCCATAAGGGTCAACGCCCTCTATCTCACTACCTACATCACCACTAGGGTCTATATCTTCTCCACTGTATTTACTTGGTAAATAGAACCCAGCCTTAACATATTTGTTAAAGTCATTCTTAGGCATACGAATAACGTGTGTATATCTGCTTGATGTGTATAGGTCTTTACTCTCTGGAGAAACTACAAAGTCTTCTGCCTTTACAAATTGTGAGCATTGCCTATCTAGGTTAGCATCCCACCAAACTTTTTTGAAAGTGTGACCAATTAGAGGTAATTGAAATAACATTTGGTCTAAATCAGGGAAGTACTCTGGCATATCTTGAGTAATCTGATAGTTCATAAAGTCTTTTACTCTACGAGCTTGCTCTTCCATCTCTTCGCTTGGGTCGCCAACTATTATTGTCTTAACTGGCCCGCCACTTGGGTATAATTCTGCTATTGCCCTAGCGTTAAATTGTGTCGCTGCTTCTGCAATCATAGGATGAACTACATTACTTAGTCCTCTTGTAGCTCTTTGGTCTTCCTCTTCTTCTTGACCACCATGTACATCTAATGTTTTAAGACCTTGCTTATATCTATCTTCCCAATCTGATCTAGCTTCTTTGTCTGCTTCATAGCTAGATATTAATTGGCTTGCTACTGCATTTAATTCTTTTGCATCAATTGTTTCTGCTAGGTTTTGGTCGAATGAACTATCTTGCTCTTCTATTATATCTAAAGATGGGTCGCCTACTAAGACCTCATCATTACCAATATCTTCTATTTGAAACTCATCTGAAGGCATACCTTCTGCAAAAGGAATTACTTGAGGTTCTCTAGCCATATATTGTCATCCTTCTCTCTTGAACTTCATCTTCTTCATCATAATCTGTAGAATGAGTGATGAACCAACCTTTTCTTAATCTTAGCCAAGCCTGTGTACAAGTGTCAACTATATCATCATTATCACCCGCAGGGAAGGCTGAACATATATCAATTAAGTTTTTAGCCCATTTTTTTCCTTGTGGATAGAATATTCTACCATCTTCAAGTAATGCAGAACTACTATGTGCCCTTGCAATCTTGTCTCTATCTGGTGAATAAGCCAATACTGGTATGCCACCCATCCTTAAATCTTGTAATAAACTTTGACCACTAGCCTTCTTCTCTATCAATACTGTATCTGGCTGCCAGTCATCATATGCTTCTTGAGCAAGCTTTCTAAGCTCTGGGTAGGTTACTCTGTCATACCACATTTCTACGACTATAGCATTTACTTGACCATTTTGTTTGAAGATGCCCCACGTTGTTCTTGCACTGTAACTACTTGTTTCTTTGGTGCTGAACGCAGTATCATAGCTTTGAACCAAGTATTCAATCTCTGGAAGATCATCTTTCTCCCAGGGAACCCACCATTCTGCTTTGAGGATACCACCTCCTTTGGGCATTGGTCTCTGTTGCAATTGACCAGCACTAGCGTATGAACCCAAACTTTTTTCCAAATTATCAAGAGTTTTCTCGTCAATCCTCGCCTTCCACAACAACTCCCCTTCTTTAGTTCTTGGGTCGCTAAAGCCAAGCGATGATCTAGTTGGCGTTGGGTGTCCAATTTCGTATCTTGCAGGTAAACATAAATGATCCCAATCATTGTACTCATTCGCTAATATGTGTCCAGTAAGGTCATTTTCATGAACCCTCTGCATAATTATAATAAAAGCTCCAGTTCGTGGGTCATTCAGTCTAGTTTGCATAGCCTGATCCCACCACTCTAGAACACCTTCTCTAACTGTTGATGATTCAGCCTCTCTTACGTTGTGAGGATCATCAATAACAATTATGTCGCCACCTTCACCAGTTAGTGCACCATCTACTGAGGTAGCTATCCTTTGACCAGTCTTATCATTTTCAAATCTTTGCTTTTGATTTTGGTCTGAGGTTAGTGAAAATATATCACCAAAGTGGCTTTTATACCAAGGGCTTTCTATTAACCTTCTGCATTTCACGCTATCTCTTATAGACAATGACCCTGCATAACTAGCAAACAAAAATCTTTTTGATGGTTGTACAGTCCAAGTCCAAGCTGGTAATGCTACAGCAACACTTATAGACTTCATGTGTCTTGGTGGAATATTAATTATAAGTCTTTTGATATCACCTTCTACGACTGCTTGTAGATGTTCTGAAACTGCATCTATGTGCCAATTGTCGTAAAATTCTCTACCTGGCTCAATCGCTTGCCACGATCTCTTTGTGAACACCTTCAATGACCTTCTCATCTTCTCTTGAGAGGCTCTGTGTTGAAGCTCTTCTAAGGGTTCGTTCAAGGTTGTCAAGTTCCTCATCTGATATCCTAGTTAAGTCTATTACTTGTTTATGCTCTACTATAGTTTCTTTCTCTATCTTATCTTGCCATCCAGCTCTGTTCTTTAGGTAAAAGATCATTGCAGTATTATCTCCTTCTAATGCCTTTTCATAAAGCCTATTTGTTATAGTCTGTATGCCTTTGCCCTTTCCTCTTTTTATAGCTTCTGCAAACTCTGTAAATTCATTCTGCTTTTCGTATAGAGTAGATAGTCCTATACCTAACGCCATAGCTATTTGTTCTTGTGTTAATCCTTGAGCTGCATAGGCTTCAGCTTTGTCACACATTTGTTTTGTA